TGCACAATATCAAGTTCGGGAACTTACACGAGCATTCGGTCGTATAGGCGAGGGTTGGGGTATTAGCGAAGAGCAATTCTACAATCTTAACGGAATAGACGGGCTTATATGCTATCAAGCAATCCTTTGGTATAAAGACGGAGACGAGATTCGTAACTTCTCTATAAACTCCTCTATTGCATCTCACAATGGAAAAGGCAAGCTCGATGATGAATGCTTTAAAAAGGTATCTACCGACGCTCTTACAAAGGGATTATCTAAGTTGGGATTCAACGCAGATATATTCTTAGGTATGTGGGATGATAATAGATACGTTAATCAAGTGAAGGAATCTTTCAAGACTAAAACAAAACTAACGCCTACGAAGTTGGATGCGATGATTGTTGCAATCAAAGGAGGCAAAGGGGATGTTGTGAAGTCTAAGATGGGCGACTACGAGATTACTAAAGAGCAGTCCATAACCCTTAAAGAATCTTTCGATGCAGTTAAGTAAGGGAGATATTCAGACGGCTTTGATAGATGCAGATATTATGCTCTATCGAGCCGCTTGGAAACACGAAGGCGACGACGTGGAAAACGCTTACGAAACTATAGACGCTATGTTTGAGCATTTATTTTACGTAACTAAAGCGGATAGCTATATTGGATTCCTAACGGGGAAAGGTAACTTCAGAAAGAAATTAGCTACAATAAAACCTTACAAGGGTAATCGTAAAGATATGGTTATGCCTGAACATTTAGACGCAATAAAAGATTATCTAATAGATACTTGGAAGTGTGAAAATGTAGAGGGGCTTGAAGCTGATGATGCTTTGGGGATTTGCCAAACTGAAATGGAAGATTCAACAATCATTTGTAGCATAGATAAAGACCTACTTCAAATACAAGGGTATCATTATAATTGGAACAAGAACGAAGTTTCTTTTGTGAGCGAATACGATGCTTGGCAAAAACTTTACGAACAAACTCTATCGGGAGATTCAACCGACAACATAGTTGGAATACCTAGAGTTGGGGAAAAGAAAGCTAAGAAATTATTAGAGGAGTGTTTCTCTGTCGAAGAAGCTAAGAATATTTCTATATTTGCTTACGCAAAATACTACGAAGATGATAATCACTTAACTATGTTTCAAGAAAATCACGACTTAGTAAAGATATGCACTTCTTCAGATGATAGTAGATTGCTTAGCAAGTTTATAATACCAACGGTAAATTACACATTTTAATATGGATGATAAAGAGTTTAAACAAAGATTATTAAAAACTCAAGTAGAAACAAACGACTGCGTTCTTATAGCTATAGGTAACTATAGAGAGGAGGACTCTGCTGAAATGGATGTAGAGTTCGCTCTTAATGCAGACACTGAGGAGTTGTTTATGATGTTTACTGAGTTGTTTAAAAACAAAGCCGTTAGAGATGAAGCAAGAAGGGCTGTGCTTTACTCAGATTACGGAAAATCAAACGACAGCCTTGATAACTTACTTAATTAATTATTATGCAAAACACAATTACGGGAACTTTAGTCAAGGTACTAGAGACTGAAACAGGAACAACCAAAGCAGGAAAAGAATGGAACAAGAAAGCTTTTGTCGTAAAAACAGAGGACAAATTCCCGAAAGAGGTTTGCTTTACTCTGTTCGGAGAAAAGGTAAGCCTTATAGGTTCTCACAAGGTTGGGGATATGATAAGCACTCACTTCAATCTTTCTTCAAGAGAGTACAACGGTAAATACTACCACAATATTGATGCGTGGAAGATTGACTCTTCTTCAGCGTCAGCAACAGAGTCTGAATGGAAATCAACAAAAGATACCGCTTCAGATTTGCCTTTCTAATTAGTTAATTAGAGTTTTTTAGTTATTCAATGTAAGGGGGTTCGCCCCTTTACTTAACCTTTAAAGTGTTTAGATTATGTCTAAAGAAAACAAAGTATCTCAGTCAGAGATAAACAAGAGAATTAAGCAAGTAACAATGGAGGCGGAGTTTCGTTTCAAGTGCTTGGAATTAGCAAGTCCTATGTCTAAAAAGATAGAAGACTTGTTGGAAAATGCTTCACTAATATATAACTATGCTTTCCACATCCCTGCAAAGGTAAATGAGGATGCAGAATAGTGACGCTTTTTTAGAGGCAATTAGTTTTGTTTCCAATCTCACGGGAGTTAGTCAAATTGATATAATGAAGAGTGGAAGACAGAGAGATTCAGTAGTCTCTCGCCACTTCTTAAGGTATTATTTGAGACGTAACTGTAAAATGACTTTCAAAGAGGTTGGGANCTTGACTAATGGTCATCACTCATCAGTAATACACTCAGTAAGATACGTAGAAGATTATTCTCTTTTCGACAAGACCTACAAACTATACAAGGAAAGCATAGATGCTAGAGTTTTTGTTCAGAAGCTAACACCTAGAGAAAAGATTACTAAAGTCTTAGTGAGTCAAAGAAACAATGAATTTAAGTGTAACGCTATCTTAGAGATAGTACAAGAAACGATAAATGGAGAATAAAGCACAACAAAACAGAGGACACTCTAGACCTGTAGTAGCTGTATGTATTGACAGGAAGTCCGAAGAATACAAGGAAGTTATTTGGTTTGGAAGCGTAAGAAGTTGCGCTAAGTATTTAGAAAGAAACCCTGCGGCAGTAACAAAAGTTTGTCAAGGGGCTTGGAATACTTGTAACCAACATAAACTTTACTACGAAGAAGATTACGAAAAGGAATTTGGAAAGATAATAAAAGACTGGGAGGAATAAACAATGAGTAGAGGTTTTAAGGGAATATGGATTCCGAAAGAGATTTGGGAGTCTAAAGATATATCTATGCAAGAAAAAGTCTTCTTGGCAGAGATTCACAGTTTAGATAATGAGAATGGTTGTATCGCTAGTAACGCTTACTTCGCTGAGTTCTTTGGGCTTAGTAAAAGTAGTGTTAGCAGGGTTGTTTCATCTCTATCTAAAAAGGGTTTAATAGATGTTAATCTTTTATATAAACCCAATAAGGAAGTAGACAAGAGGGTTATTCGATGCAAGAAGTATGGGGATAAGGAGGTTAAGGTTATAGAGAAAGAAAAGTCTAACCCTAAAGTTCCGTCTATGTCTATTGATTTTGTATCTGAAATTGTTGACTACTTAAATGAAAAAGCAGATAAAAGACTTAGGGTTGGGCTAGCTATAAAGAAGTTAGTCAATGCTAGGTGTAGTGAAGGGTATGTTCTAGATGATTTTAAGCACGTTATAGACGTTAAATGCTCTCAATGGATAGGAACGGACTTCGAAAAGTTTTTACGCCCTTCAACGCTGTTTAACGCAACAAAGTTTTGCGAGTATCACTCAGAGAAATTAAAACCCTCTAAAGGTCTTAAGGCAGAAGGAATTACTAACTCTCAAATAGGTTTCTACAATGTATAAAATAAGCAATAAAGAAGATATAAAAAGATACGCAGGGAACGTATTTAGAAACGGATTACCTAAAGGAGTATCCACAGGCATACCTAGTCTAGACCCTCACTATAAATATAGAAAGGGGGAATTAGATGTTATTATGGGTTTAGCTAATATAGGTAAGACTACAACTATGTTTTATCTTATGCTTAACGCTTCTATGCGTTACGGTTGGAAGTGGCTTTGCTATTGCCCTGAGAATGAACCCGTAGGAGATATGATTTCTGATATAGCGGAAATGTTTGTAGGTAAAAGCGCAGACAAAGAACGTAACGATAGAATGAGTGCTACCGAATTTAGTAACGCTATTGATTGGGTATTAGACCACTTCACTATAATATCATTCAAAGAACAGCCTTCAGCCACTCAAGTGCTAGAAGCCTTCGAAGAGCAAATGGAGGTTATAAAATACGACGGCTGTTTGATAGACCCGTTAAACGATTTAAGAGTTGAGAATGGTTTTAGTAAGTACGACTACTACTACAATATGCTCTCAAGTATTAGGAGGTTTAAGCAAAAGCATAACGTAAAATTTATACTTACTACTCACGCAGGAACTGCGGCAGCTAGGAAGAAAGACGACGCAGGGAGAGTGCCAGCACCCTCAATGTACGACGTAGAGTTCGGAGGGATGTTCGCGAATAGAACGGATAACTTTATAGTTATTCATAGGCATTTAAACAGCGAACAATGGGATGTTACGGAATTGCACGTAAGAAAAATAAAGTTTCAAAAATTAGTAGGTTTACCAACTCAAGAAGATAATCCCGTTTATTTGAGATTTTCCCCAAAAAGTTGTAGATTTACATACCTTAATAGAGTAGCAGGAGGAAACTTTGTAGACCCGCTAACATCCGTTAAAGTACAATGCAAACAAGAAGATGAACTAAGCTTTTAACTATGGGAAGACTAAAGACTTTTTTAATTAACGAACAGATGCGCTTATCAGGAGATTGGCGAGAACAAAATCATTATGAATACTTAGCTTGGAGAAAAAGCTTAGAAGAACAAGAGCAATATGGAGAACAAGAATTATCACACGGACAAGGAGATAAGAGCGAAGATAGACAAGTTGTTGAAGCAGAACGCCATCAATGTAGCTAACTCGGGAACGGGTAGCAGGTTGGATATTGGAGATGAAAGCCACGTACAACAGGCTTGGCTCGCTCTTCAGTTTGAGATAAGAAGACTAGACCCTATATTTTATAACATAATAAAAAACTAAGATGATTAAGAAAGACGAAAAAACAGAAGCAGAAAAGCACGCAGAAGATGTAGCAAGAAATACTTGGGACTCTTGGATTGTAGATTTAACAGACGCAGACCAACCCGACGCTTGTTCTATAGACGACGAGGACTGTGAGGCTTGTGGCAGTTAAGGTATAACTTTAAACAAACTATTATGATTGAAAATATTTTTATTATATTAGCAACAATAACTTCATTTTGGATTATTATAGAATCATTTTCAACTAAAGAAAAATAATTATGCAGATAGCAGAGGAAGCATTAAAAGTTCTTAGGGAGTCTCAAACAACTTCCGACGAAAACAACTATATGCACGCATACTCTAGTATGACCGTAGAGGTCTCAAAAATGAGAGATGAATTAAACACTAAGGCAGGAGTTATTCCTAACGACGTGTACAATTCCAAACTAAAAAGAGTTGAAGACCTAGAGCGATGCTTATTGTTATTCAATGAGTGTTACTTTAAGATGATGTACTACAAGCAGGAAATGGTTGCTAACAAATCAAAGTTAGTAAGTAAGGAGCTTGAGTTTGTAAACTTTGTTACAAAACACATAGATAATGAGTAAGATTGAAAACAGTGTCGTTTCTAAAATTTTAAAGCGTTCTAGTCAAGGCTTTGATAAATACGGAACAACTATGGAGAGAAATGATTTAAGTAGCTTAGAGTGGCTTATACACGCTCAAGAGGAGGCTATGGACTTATCCGTATATCTTGAAAAGTTAATAGGACTTGAAAAAGAATTGTTATTAGCAAAAAAACTTATAAATGAGGAACAAGAGAAAAAGCCCTGTAAGAACTGCTGCTGTGAAGGCGGGGTTTCGAAGTGGACTAGAACATCGAGTTTGGAAGAACTTGATTCAGAGAAAGGTTAAAGGTGCTGCCTACGAGCCTATAAAGATTTCATATGTTATCCCCCTGAGTGAACACTCTTATACCCCCGATATAGTATTAGCCAATGGTATTATATTGGAGGTTAAGGGGCGTTTAGTAAAAGCAGATAGGGATAAACACTTGTTAATCAAAGAACAATACCCTGATATAGACCTTAGGTTTGTATTTCAGAACGCAAACAACAAGATAAGAAAGGGTAGCCAAACCACTTANGCTCAGTGGTGTGAAAAAAATGACATAAAATGGTGCGAGAAACTAGTACCCGATAGTTGGCTTAAAGAGAATAAGTAGTATATTTGAATATTCCCTGTTTATCTCTGCATTGTTTGTTTGGTTAGAGACTTGGTAGCCCTTGCATTTGCAGGGGTTGCTTTTTTTTACTATATTTGCTTTATGGAAAAACAATACAGACCTCGATTATCTGAATTTGAATGGAGTTTAGTTCAAAAAGCTAGAGAGTCAGAATCCCCATCAACAGGAAACGTCTTAGTTATAGGCGACATTCACGAACCTTTTTGTCTTGACGGCTATTTAGAACATTGTAAAGAGCAGATGCGAAAGTATCAATGCTCTGAGGTGGTATTTATAGGCGATATAATAGACTCACACTACTCTAGCTTCCACAGGCAAGACCCTGACGGTTACGGCGCAGGAGAAGAGCTAGAAAGAGCTATAGATAAGATACAAGCGTGGTATAACGCTTTCCCAATAGCAAAGGTTTGTATAGGGAATCACGACGCGATTGTTAGACGTAAGGCTTTTGACAGCGGAGTATCTAAGGTTTGGATACGGGATTTCGATGAAGTCTTAGGCGTTGAAGGTTGGGACTTCAAAGAGCATCACAAAATAGGTGGAGTTCTTTATGTTCACGGAACAGGAACGTCAGGTCGTAACGCAGCCGCAGGAAAGTCTTTACAGTTTGGTTGCCCCGTAGTTCAAGGACACATACACACCGAAGCCTCAGTTATTTATAACGGAGGACATTGGGGTATGCAAGTAGGTTGTGGAGTTGATAGAGACTCTTACGCTATGGCTTACGCAAAGCACTTCGCTAAGTCTTATAAATTAGCTTGTGGTGTTGTCTTAAATGACGGAACTCTGCCAATAGTAATCCCTTTTACTTAGAATCAGGAGCGTAAACGGTTAGAGTTGCCAAGGCAAACATAACTAAATGTTGCCAAGTAACCTCCCCTGCGACTTCAGTTTGATGCACAGCAGCTATAGCTATAACACCTCCTATGGTTCGCTTACTAGACCACTTACCGTTTTTATCTCTAAACATCTTAGGTACAATAAACGACATAATTTTAGCTCCTGTAGTAATTAAAGGGTTAATCATAGGCTTGACATCTTTCAACTCCTCTTCTTTTAGTTTTCTATTTTTTCTTCTTAGACCCATAGTTCGGGATTAAAAATTCAAATACTTTATCTATCTTACCGAAGATAGCATCATCTTTTACGTTAGGGGTTAGCCTTACAAATACTTTTGCGGCAGCCATTAACCCTACTAATACAGCAACAATATCTGCTCCGTTTTGTGAAATGTACTCAATCATTCTTTCTTAAATTATGGTTATGTAAAATGAATCGGGAAGTACAGACAATAATGAGTCCATAGTATCCCTACTAGAAGTAACGTCTAGTTCTCCGTCTTTATTTATATCAGCGTAAGCCTTTCCAACAGCAATACAACCTCTTAATTGAGAATGATAATTGGCTGCGTGGATAAGGATATAATCTCTACCGTCGACATCTTCAATTATAAAATGCTCTCCGTGTTTAGCTGAGAACCTTACATTGACAATATATTCCCCTCTAGGAATGCAAGACACGTTTGTCTTATTTTCTTTCCAAGAAAGCTCTAGGGTTTTGCAAGAGAAACACTCTTTAATTTCGTCGTGAATCGTTAGCTTTCCTAACGTCTCTTTTCCTGTATCTACTAATCTATTTAAAACTACTTTCATCTCTATTCGTTAAGGCTTCCCCCATTTCGGTTATCAGTCTGGTTAAACTTCTAAAAAAACGCTTCATAACCTACCACTTTACTTTATCAGCCCAATAAGCAGCAGACATTTTGCCTTTAGCAATATTCTTTCCGTGACGAGCTTTAAATGATTTACGTTTAGCTTTCATCTTATCAGACTCTCCTTTCTTTGGTTTTCCCGCAGTGCTTGCGCCTTGCTCTCCAAATCGAATAGTCTTTATTTTATCTCCTTCTTTAGCCACAACAACGTGTGATTTTTTGGGATGACCAGGGGTTCGTTTAGGTTTATTAAACCCTGTAACACCTACTTTTTTTAGTCTAGAATCTTTCATATTAACTTGCTGTCCAATTAGAAGAACGCTTAGTTCCGTATAAAGTTGCTTGTATATTTAAAATTTCAGAGCCTGATGCGCTATCATTCTTTAACATAATCCAAACCATTTTATCAACAGGAACTTTTCCTGCTAAACTAATAGTGAAATTATAGTTAGTATTTGTTATAGCTAGATTAATAACTTGACTCCCT